CTGCACGTTCTTTCCTGTTTTTCATAATATGTTTTCAACTCCTTTCTATTTTACTTTCTAACTTTGTTCCAAATATCAACCACAGTTATTACATGTAGCGGTTTTCCACGTCCGATATTTTTCTGCTCAATAGAAATTAAATCTCTTTCTAATAGTTCTTGTTTATATTTTGTTACAGTATTTATCGATATATTACATTTATCCTCCTTTTGGGTAAATCACCTGAAACGGTAGCAATCACTTGACAGGTGAATTATTTTATGATATACTGTTAAGCGAGTTGAGGCAGTGCGTTAGTCCTCCTCGACAATGTATATTATAGCACAAAATAAAACACCTGTCAAGGCACTGACACCGATTATGGTAAGTAACCTATTTGCGGTCAAGCACCTATTTATGGTGCGAACTACTTGACAGGTGACTTATTATATGATATAATATTGAAGATTCAAGTTAAGCGCATTAAAGCAAAGGAGGGCAAAATGATTAGATGGATTTCAGAAGGCATTAAGTTAATTATGGGAGCTTTTTTCGTAACGTTAGTAATCGTTGCTATTGTACTTATCGTATTGTATGCAATGGGAGCAGTATAGGGAGGGCAATGCCAAATAATACTTATGAGTATGTAACTTCTCAAACTGTACTTGATACTCAGATAATCAAGGATATTGCTAAGGAGCAAATATTGGCATGTGATTTAGAGACGCGTGGATTAGACCCTAGAAATGATTCTATAGTTAGTGTGCAGTTAGGATCGCAAGATTATACTTGGGTATTAGATGCGCGTATTTTGGAATTGCAGGCATTATTCGATGTGCTGCAAGAAACTAATCCATTATTTATTTTCCACAATGCTAAGTTTGATTTAAAGTTTCTTAAGCATAATTATGATTTTCTGCCTAAAAGAAACTATTGCACAATGCTAGCGTTTGGAATTTTGATGAATGGTTTAGAGAGTCCTTACGTAGCATTGAATAAGCTGACTAAGAAGCATTGCGGGGTAGAATTAAATAAAGACGTACGCAATAGTTTCCAATATGCCTATGGAGAGTTATCGAATTCACAGATTAAGTATGCTGCTATGGATGTAGAATATTTACATCCAATATTTAATAATCAGTTAGATAGATTAAAGTCTACATCTTTGGTTGATGTGGCTAAATTAGAATTTTCCATATTGCCAGCAGTTTTAGATATGGAGTTGACTGGAATAGCCCTAGACGAGGAAAAGTGGCGGGATTTAGCTGAAAAGAAATTACAGGAAGTTTCTAATGTAGAGATGCAAATAGCAGAATTTGCTGGTGATGTTGATGTTCAGACGTCTTTTATGAACACGCCAAAGATGTCTATTAACCCTAGAAGTCCAAAGCAAATGCTGAGTCTATTCAAGAAATATGGTATAGAGTTAGATGATACGCGTGAAGACACTCTTAAAGACGTAGACCATGAGCTGGCTAGATTGCTTTTAAAGCATAGAGAAGTATCCAAGGCAGCCACAACTTATGGAATTAAATTCTTAGAGCATGTAGATTCTGATGGTAGAATACGCTCAGAGTATAATCAGTTGGGAACTGTCACCGGAAGGTTCAGTTCATCGAGCCCTAATTTACAACAGGTCCCGCATACAGCTGATTATAGAAGTTGTTTTATTGCCGGGAATGGTTATAAGATGATAACTGCTGATTACTCACAGGTGGAGTTGCGAGCAGCTGCTATTATAAGTGGTGAGCCAGCAATGTTGGAAATTTACTCAAAGGATTCCGCGGATTTACATACAGAAACAGCTGCTCTAATTTACGAGATTGCACCAGAGCAAGTTAGTTATGAGCAGAGGTCAGCAGCTAAGAGTGTGAATTTTGGAGTATTGTATGGGATAAGTGCTTATGGCTTGGAGAAGAAGTTCGGGATACCTCAAGGTGAAGGTGAGGAGTTGATTGAGGGTTGGCATAAAGTATACCCTGTTTTGTCTGATTATATGCGTGAACAGTCTATGCTAGGATTAAAACAAGGTTATAACACTACCTGTACTGGAAGGCGCAGGTATTATACTACGCCGCCTCTTGGAAGTGACGAGTGGTATAGAAAGTCGCAAAGTGTTAAGCGCAAGGCTGGGAATTTGCCTATACAAGGTTCAGCCGCTGATGTTATGAAACAAGCTTTATGCAATGTATACTCATCTATACAGAAATTTGATGCGCACATAGTTAATACCGTGCACGATGAGCTCAGTGTAATCACACCAAAAGAGCATTTAGCAGAAACAATTTCAACTGTATTGAACGAGATGCAGTCTGCTGGTGAGGAGATTATAAGCCCAGAGATGCACTGGCTTGTTGATTTAGAATATGGAGATTGTTGGATGAAGGCTTAGTTATGGGAAATTTGAGTGAATTAACATTAGAGCGTATAAGAAGTAAATATAATGAAGAATCTATTTTCAAGTTTGGCGAGTTTCCAGAGAAGACTAGTATAAGTTTTATTTCAACCGGGAGTTTGTTATTAGACGATGCTCTTGGTATTGGCGGCGTACCTAGAGATGGCAGGTTTACTGAGATTATCGGCCCGGAGGGTTCTGGAAAAACAACTTTGTGTCAGCATATAATAGCTAATGCCCAAGCGCAAGATTTGACTTGTGCCTTTATAGACATTGAAAATGCGGTTGATCCTGTATATGCACAAGCTTGTGGTGTTGATTTAGATAATTTGTATTTTTCGCAGCCCGGTATTGCTGAGGAGGCTTTAGGTATAGCAGAGGAGTTAATTAAAAGTGGGGAATTGCAATTAATTGTACTTGATTCGTTAGCTTCATTATCTCCTGAGAGTGAGCACGACGGTAAGTTTGAAGATAAGAATGTAACTGGAATGCTAAGGGCTAAATTACTTAATGTGTTCTTTAGGCGCACGATGCGCTCTGCTAAAAAGAATGATGTAGGTATTTTAATGACTAATCAGTGGAGAGATAATACTGGTTCTTTCTTTGGGGGTAGAAAAGCAGTCGGGGGTCACGGGGTAAAATATTATGCTTCCGTTAGAATTAGCTTGTGGAATGATGATGACATAGAGGATTCTGGGAAAAAGGTGGGGCAGATTGTTGAAGCTACTATTAGAAAAAGCAAGGTGAGCGAACCTTTCAAAGTGGCTAAGTTCCCTGTTATTGGCGGTAAAGGTATTGATAAACCCAGTGATGTATTTACTGTGGCTAAAGAGCTTGGCGTTATAAACAATCGAGGTGCTTATTACTATTATAATTCTGAAAATATAGCTCAAGGTAAGTATAATACAATAATGCAATTAGAGGATAACCCTGAATTACTACAAGCAGTAGAAGAAGAGTGCAGGCAGTTGTTAATGGGAGGTTAATATGCAAGAAAATTCTTTAAGTTCTGAGCGCGTGTTTAATCTAGGTGATTATAAGTCTTTTAGAGCGAAGTCCGGAGATTTAGATTTACCTCTAGAGGAACGCAACGCTTTAATGGTAGAATCAGTATGTGATACTATTAAACAGTTTCTGCTGCATCAATTAGCGTCAGCTAAGTTATTTGGTAAAGACCCTACACTTGGTAAGGAAGCCGATATCTGGCAAGATAAAATTTCTGATTTGGAAGAAATTAGATTAGAATTATTAGAGGAGGTTTAATATGGCGTTTTTCAAGAAACCTGAGAAGGCAAGAGGAAAGAAGTTTCGCAAGGCTCAGTATATTAAGACTAAAGAGGGGCGGCCTGTTACAATTCAGATTTTAGACGAGCATCCAACACTTATTTATAAACACTGGATGCGTGATGCTAGTGGTAGATGGGTCGGTGTTTGGTGTCTAGGTGATGCTTGCCCAATCTGTCATAGAAACGAGCGCATCAATTGGAATCGCGATCATCCTGATTACATTTCACGCAGCCGCAGGTATAGAGTGAATGTGCTGGACCTTACACCAACAAAGGTTTGCCCTAATTGTGGGGCCGAATACCACCCCAATACAGCGCCTAATACTTGTGTTAATGATGCTTGTAATGCTGATTTATCTAAGGTAGAGGCTGCGCCTTTAATGCGAGTTAAGATTATGGAAAAGGGTATACGCTTGATGGAGCAGTTGGCTGCTCTTGAAAAGGAGGTGCATCCGTTCACACAGCAGGAGATGCGCATTCAGGAGTACCCTGTTAAGCTGATTACTCACGGTTCTGGAACTGATACCGTTATAGCTGTTACGCCTCAAATGCCTAACGATGAATTAAATTTGCAGCAGTTTGAGGATAAGAAGTTTGACCTTGATGAAGAGGGTTTGCAGCTGAATGCTGAAGAGATTGAATACCTTATGAATGGCGGGCGCTTGAGTGAGGTACTCTCAGCTAGAAGTGCTGAAGAATCAATCTCAGAAAGCACTGAGCAAGAAGACGAGACCGAAGATATTCCTTTCTAGAGTAAATCATGAATGCCCAGGAAATATACCTTAGACTAAAAGAGTCTGATAGTAGTACTGATTATAGAATATTAGCGGAATTATACAACATGGTTTTTGGAAAGGGTTTGAAGAAGAGTGAGTGGGGAAGATTTCGTAAGATGATAAAATTATATTCTCCTGAGGTAGTTTACTGGGCAATTCTTAGTAGTGCGCATATTCGCTCTTCTTCAAGCTCGCCGCTAAATTATGTTACTAAAGTTTGCATCGGTATGTTAAGAGAAGATTTAGAAGGTGATGAACAAGTGGCGCATTCTAATGATTTGACTGATCTAATATCAGAGTTACAGTCTGAGAAGAAAGCAGATATAGGAGGTAAAATTGCAAAGCCTTTCAATGCCGAATAGTGTAGAATCAGAACGCGCTCTTCTTAGGTGCTTGTTTGACGAGCCCGATTTACTGTATTCTGGTAAACCTGTCAAATCCAGCATGTTTTTTATGCAGGAAAATGCTATAGTTTTTAATGCTTTATGTGAGCTTATTCAGGATTCAGTAGTACCTGAAGAAACCGTGGTTAAGAATTATTTGATGGAAAAGGGTTTGTATGAGATAGCAGGAGAAAATTCTGTATTTGCTTTATTGAAAGATACAGAATATTCCGTAGACAATTATAATAACTATGTAAGCAGGTTATTTGATACGTTTATATCCAGGGAGATTATTCGCTCGGGTTCTAGAATATCAGATTCAGGTAGAAATCTTCAAGCTCAGGAAGCTTTAGATGTAGTAGTAAGTGAATCTGAGCGCATTATAGATATATCTAATTTAGAATCAAATACAGGTAGAATTTATGATTTGATGATAGATGAATGGCAAGCATTAGAAGAGCGTGTGGAATCGGATGGATTAACTGGTATCTCTACTGGGTTTGATTCTTATGATTTAATTACTGGCGGGTTTCAGAAATCCGACGAGGTTATTATAGCAGCTAGACCTTCAGTTGGCAAGACTTCTCTGGCTTTGAGGTGGATGTTAAACGCTGCTACAGACGGGGTGCCTTGCGCATTCTTTTCCTACGAGATGTCGGAGTCGCAGATAATGCAAAGGTTTTTATCTATGCAATCAGGTGTAAATCTGACAAAGATTAGGAATGGAGTCATAAACGAGGCTGAATACCAGAAAGTGGCAGATGCTGCTGGTGAAGTAGCCGATCTACCTATTTATATCAATAAGAATACCTCTTCATCTGTAGAGGAAGTATCTAGGGAAACTGTTAGGTTGGTACGCAAGCAAGGTGTAGAGATAGTAGTAGTGGATTACTTGCAGTTAATTCCGCATAGAACAGAGTATGCTACTCAGGATATAGGCAGTATGGCTAGAAGTCTAAAAAACTTAGCTATGTCTAATGACATTGTATCAATAGTAATTAGCCAGTTGAATAGGCAAGTTGAGCAGCGTGGCGATAAGAGACCGATTCTATCAGACCTAAGACAGTCAGGAAATATTGAGGAGCACGCGGATCAGGTTCTAATGCTGTATAGAGAAGAGATGTATGCACCAAATGAAGATAACAGGGGAAAAGCCGATTTACTAATCAGGAAGCATCGTAATGGTGCAATCGGTACTTTACCTCTTAGGTTTAATGCTGAGTGTGCAGACTTTAAACCAGCCGGTATTTAGGACTTGACAGGTGATCTATTTTATAGTATAATGTAGGAGGATTGATGGGAAGTCGCAGTCGTAGAAGTGGCAATAGATGGGAGCGCGAATTTGCCGATATTGTAGATGGCAAGCGCCAACCTAGTTCTGGAGCTTTTGGTACGCAGATTGGAGATGCTACTTTAACTGGAGACGTATTGTTAAGTTATCCTTGGTGGCATCAAGCAATAATAGCTGAGTGCAAGTATGGATATGGTTCTTCGAAATCTATGCGCATACAAAGAAAATGGTTTACTAAAGTGCGCAAAGAGGCAGAAAACTCTAGGCGCCTGCCGTGCGTGGCTCTTAAATTTAGAGATGTAACCGGCGGCGATATTGAATCAGCCAAGGTTATTTGTTTTAACCTGGATATTTGGCAGGAGATGATGCAAGAGGTTGCATTGATATACTCTGAATACTTGTCTATGCTAGACGAGAAGTTTGAAATGGATGCTAAAGTTAAATGCCTTGGAGAATTGATTAAAGAAGGGTGTTCAGTTAATGACCGTGAAGTGCGTAAGTTATTATATGAATTGAGGCAAGAATAATGCAATTAGAGCATTTGATACCGGATTTTGATGAAATGCAGGAGTTGTCTGAGGAATGTGCCTTGCATAAGCGGCAAATAATTATCCTTGAAAACACTATAGAGAGCCTGGAGGCTTCTTATATAAAGCAGGCTCTTGAAAACAGAGAGTATTGGGTTGAGGGCAAGCGCCCTACAATCACTTATTGTAATTCAGTCGTGGCTAGCATAGGTAATACTGAGGAGCAAAAAGTTAAGTTACAAACTTTGCGTGAAGAGCTGGCCAACCATGTGGAGAGATATAATGCTCTTAAGAACTTAATTAGAATAAAGCGCGATCAGTTAGAATTATACAGGACTGAAAGTGCTAATAGAAGAAAGGGGTTCTTAGACTAATGTATGTATCACAATCAAGTCTGCGTGCATATA